TCAGCCTGCTGCTCGATGAGTCCGGCTTCTTTGAATGGGCCGCACTGCACGTCTCCCGCTGGGGTAGCGGAGAATGATCGCCTCATCGGAGGCTTCTGCGTAATCGACATAAAGCCCCTCTCGAGCGACCTCCAGCACGTTCTCGGCCACCAGCTGCGACTGCTGGTAGATGCTGGTACCGGCCCCGTCAGCATTGTCCAACAGGTATTTCAGCTTTTCAGGACCGTTAAACGTGGGGTCCTTGCGATATGCCATCCCAAGCATGCCGATCTTCGTATTGCTGGCAATGGCGTAGAACACAGCGCGGCTCAGATAGTCCTCATTACGCTTTTTATTGCGTAATGATTTATCGGTTGGATCGAGATACGGCAGATACTTGTTACCCGCCGCCTTTACGGCCTCGGCCCCTTTGCAAAAGTCCCTGTATTTCCGCCAGGCAGCAGAAGCCGCCCGGTGTTCTGGTCGAACCCAGGTGATGTCGTCGTTTGCCATATCAGAAAGTAGTGTCCATGGTGATTGAGTATGCCGGTTTCACGATCGGGTAATCCTTCACGATGAAGTACCCACCAGCATCATTGGGGTGATCGTTATCAGCTGATTTGTCCGGTTCGCCATTAGCCGCCCAGATTTGCTGCTCAAGGCTCTCGGTGTAAACCGGGCAATTCTGGACGTTCACAAGGTAGCGGCGTTCGCCGTTGGCGTTGCAGAACATGGCGTTCATAGAGTTGATGCGGTCTTTAACCGGCGGGTTGGCATCATCAACAATGACGCTGAATCCGGCTTCGTTGAGCTGAGCAATATCCGTCTTGCTGGCGTTCTGCGATTTGCGGGAGTCGCCTGATGCATCCGGGTATATGTAAATCTCCCGGCTCTTCACATAACGCCCATCCTCATATCGCCAGAACTCTTCCTGGATGCGCTTAATCATCGCCGGAGTATCATAGACTTTCACCAGTTCACGGACCGCGCGCGGCAGGCCATTACGCTTAACGTGAACAATCGCGGCCATTTTCCCCACGTTGAAGTCCATACCGATGAAGAGCGGATCCCCATCCTGAATCTCGTCAGAACAGTTATTCAGCTTACGGTTGAACGTGTGGTAAATGGTCCCGCTATTGAGGTTCGTGAACTTCCCTCGCAGATACGCCTGAATCAGTTCGTCAGGGTAAGAGCTCAGAAGCGATGGAATGTAGTCAGGCGGCAGATTCTTTGCGTTGTCGAATGTGCTGGCCTGAATCAGACCGTACAGGGCCGCAAGCTCTGGCTTTTCACGTACGGCCTTCACGAACTGCTGGTAGACGAACTTGAAGCCTTCCGGCGTTGTCGTTACATCGATGCCGTTACGCAGCCCATCAACTTTGTAGCGCATACGGGCTATGATTTTTCGCCACGCCTGCTGCGCTTTGGCTGCCGCCATGACATCCAGCTCATCCACCATCGCGTTACCAATTTTGAAACCGACTATTGAGCCGGGCTTCTCCATTGAGCGGCAGATGGTTGTCCCGCGGTACCGTCGCCCCTCGTAGAAGTGAACCTCTTTGTTCCCCTCGTTGATTTTGACATTCAAGCCCCAGTCAAAGGCCACCTCTTCAATCGTCGGGTAGAAAATGTCACGGATCTGCGGGTACGTCGGCGCGAAATAACCCTGGTTAATCTTAGGGTGCTCCCACATCCCTTTACAGATGCCGCCACACCCCACCCACGTCTTACCACTATTGTGGTGAATCGCCCCATCAGCAGTTACGTAGCAGTTATTGTCCAATACCTGGAGGTCGTAATATGGCTCAGCCTCCTGCAACCGTGTTACACTCAATATGTTGCAGGTTTCGATTAAGGAGTTTAAATTTGACGCCCCTCGACCGTACGATTTGTGATTTGGCAAATCCAGAACGCACCGTTTCAGAAGTAGCTTCTCTGGCAGGTTGTGATCGCAGCCATGTTTATCGTTGTATATCTCGCTACGGGTTGACACTGAAGCAACGTCAGAAGCCAGCCCCTCGGGAAAGCTCGAGAGATAGAATCCTCGCTCTTGCGGATGGACACCGTACGTCGGCAGAGATCGCGGAGGAAGTTGGTTGCACAGAAAAGCACGTTCAAAACATTCTCCGGATTCACAACGCCAACCGGCTACCTCGTGGTGCCAGAAATGGTGATTTGAACCCCAGCTTTCGTGGTGGTCGAATAGTTGATCTAGATGGATATGCCGTTGTTCCAGCGCCTGCTGACCATCCGCATATGCGCAGAACGGGCATGATGTTCGAACATCGCCTGATCGCTGAAAAGAAGCTGGGGCGTTATCTGCTGCCAGCAGAAGTTGTTGACCATATTGACGGGCTTCATCTGCATAACACCCCAAGTAATCTGCGAGTTTTCGATTCAAACGCGGATCACCTGCGTGCAACGATTTCGGGACAGCGGCCAAACTGGTCAGAAGAAGGTTTTGCGAAGATGCAAATACCTTCACCGATTCGTCCAAACTATCCACAGATCGATAGCTACCGTCAGCGCAGAGAACGCGGTGATGTCCGCTTGCTACAAATTCTCCTCGCTGCGTCACGACTCGGTATAGATTCGCCACACCTTTTGGGTACGCACCACCACTTAGCGAAAGCTCAAATCGATTATTCTCATCCGACCAAGATAAAACGCGCATTGGCCGAGTTATTTCCTGAATGGGTAGAATCCCATTCTCAGTAACCACAGGCGTACTTCCTCGCAAGCAACCGAACCCGGCAACGTAGGCTTTGAATTTGTGCTGCATAGCAAGGAAGCGTGCCTGAGGAATGTTAAGTGTCGGGCTGATCCCCATCGTCTGCCCTCGCATCCACTACGTTGATATTGATCTGCACTGGGGTTGGTTCATCGTCCTCACCATCACCGGCCAGCTCTTTACGAAGTTTCTCGACCTCAAGCTGCCGGCGTTCGATTTCAATCTGCTGCAGGCGCTGGGCGAACTCGCTATCAGCAAGGCCAAGCCGTTTCATCACTGCTTCAAACATGCGCTCACGGCTGATTGCGGTTATCTCGACGCCATTCTTGCCGACCTTCACTCCGGAGTATGCGAGCCGTGAGACCTGAGGGAGTTTCCGGGTGTCCGGGAAGTAAGGCTGGCCAATACCATCGCCGTTGCAGCGCGGGCATTCTGGATTTGGTTCTCGGTTGTGGTCGTAGCCGTAACCACCGGAATCTTCGGGTTCACGTCTGTCACGCTCAACAGCCTCGAGTCTTTTCTCTTCAAACTCAACTGCATCCCGCCACTGGTAGTGGTGGCCGAAACCCCAGCAGTAACGACACGCGCCACGACGATACTGCGAAAGCTGGTTTGCATCGAAGGTAGCGAGCTGCCACATCTGCGCGAGGACCTCATCGGCACTGCCAAGCGTGCGCGCAATGGAGGCTTTCTGCTGCTGCGCAATAGCCTGCGCAACGTTAGGATTCGCTATGAGCTGACGACCGTAGTTTGGGTCACTATAACCAGTACGTGCAGCGGCAGCGGTGGCGTTACCATCCTTTAGGTACTCCGCGACAAATAAGCGCTGCTGAGCAGTAAGTCCATCATCATCCACCAGCTCATTTGCGCTTTTATCTTTCTGCGCAGTGCGCATTTTTTTCTGCGCATGTTTTTGCGTAGTTTGCGGAGTTTGCGCAGAAGGTTTTTTGATATATCGGCGCGCGGTCGCGTAGTTCAGTCCCTGCGCTTCACACCAATCCTTCGGTGATACGCCAGTTGCGGCATGTTCGGACAGGAACCGTTGCTGAAGCTCGCCCCAGTCCGGTTTTGCCATTACTTACTCCAATAAAAAAGCCACCAGCGGATGCCAGTGGCTTGGGTGTGGTAATCACGAAGGGATTCGAAACCTTGAGCCAGAAGATGAAGGTCGTCTGCGCCATCCTCCAGCTTATAGCAGTGTTACGCTTCGTCCGGTTCGGTTTTACCCGGCATCTCGCGCACCTGACTAATGCTACTCAATATTATTGCAAGCAATTAGTGACCACGAGTGATATTTCCAAAGTTTAACTAGGCTGATAACACATTTGTTATTATTAAAGTTGGGACGCCTAGCAATATAGCTAAAAACAAGAATATTTTAGCCAGCACCTTGTAACCTAGTCTAAACAGGTAAATCGACTCTGCAAATAATATCAGACAAAGGACCGGTGACAGGCCAATAAAAAAAATTGTTAAAGTCGAAAAGTCTACTACTGAAAACACCTTCCCCACCCTTATAACATAGATTTATGATTCAAAAATGCATCACCGCAGCGACACTTGAAATCATCAAAAGAAAAACACATAAGAGCGTTAGCCTTTTCATTTGAAGGCCATATGAAATCAGCACCAAGCTCAAAAAAAGCACAACTAATGAAAGGCTGAGAAAAAACAATAAGTCATTGATGTTTTCATTTAAGATCAACATTCAAATGTTACTCTTTTATTGGGTTATACACCAATGATAGCGTTTATCTACAAAATTTTTATATATTTCTAACGATAAACGCCTGCCACCCAATATCTGCAAGTTGAACGTTCGTGTAGATTGTATCAATCAGTGGCCTCCCTTCCACCAGAAGGGACTGGTCTCTTATGTTCTACTTATCCAATGCCAGCGAGGTTGCTGTCACCTTTCATAGCACCAATCAGCGTAATCTACAAAACATACTGGCTATACGTCAATCAACAGGTGGCGACGTGCTTTGAGCCAGAACATATCTGGTGCGCTAAAAAGCAACCTATCAGCAATCTTAGCCAATGCTCACCACAGGCCAAACCTAAGGAAATTCTCAATCACTACCACTTGCGCTTGTTGATTCCCAGTTAAGTGCTAGGCTACTCATGATTATGATAGCGAGAACCTAAACCCAAGGAAATTATTCATAAAAAGAGAGGGTTTTATTGATACTCTGATTGCTTTCCAGGCGGTTTTATTTTCAAAAACTCCCGTTTTAGGTTGTCAACTCTCCTGTATTATCTAAAATTTAACGTAGGCTTTACTATGTCAGTTAAAGCCGTCGTTCAGAAATACCCGTGTGCTCAAGGACGAGCCATCCCTAGTTCTTTCTTTCCTGCTCGATCTGCCTTATGCCAGCGAAATTATTGTTGCCCTTCTCAATTACGGCCAGTAGCGGCTTAATCCACAAGACTGCCTGGCAGTACGTCATGGAGCTGGTGGCAATGGCACGATCATCGGCTGTGTCAGGTCCATTGGAATCGGTGTGCATGGCGCTGGCACGTAAACGGTGCGCGTATTCGAGCAGCCCACCAGCAATGTCAGCAGGAACAGGCAGATCACAGGTTTTTTCACGGCGGAGAATCTCCCGGTATTCGATTACGGTTTCTTCGGTGCTGGTGTCGATCAGGGAGTTAAGCCTGTTGGCATGTTCTGCAACCTGATTGAATCGATTGAAGTTGAATGCCTGAGTAGCGATTACCTGCTCCTGCAGAGCATTGTCACTGCGCAGAACCTCGTTATCACTCTGTAGGCCGTTGGTGTCTGAGCAACTTTTAACGAGTGCGACTGACAGACCAGCAATAACCACAACCGCGATTGGTAAAAGATTAAATTTCACTGGTCGATCCCCCAGCACGCCAGCGCGCTTTCCTGGTCGCGCCGTTCTACCTGACCGTAGCAGCCGTTCTTCTGACCTTTAGTCATGCGGCAATCGCGACCACCGTCTTTAATCCACCAGCGGATTGCCTCGCATGCCCCGCGGCGGTCACCGGCATTAATGCGCTTATAGAACGTGGACGGGAAGCACTTACCTGGCCCGATGTTGTACGGGCAAAAAGATGCGATCCCGGCTTTTTGCGGTTCGGTAAGCGGTACCATAATATTGCGATCAACCCACGCCAGAGCCTTATTGCGTTCGATGGCGTTCACTTGATTGCATTTGGCCTGAGTCAATTTCATGCCCTGCACAACCGGTTTACCATCAACCATCGTTGCGCCGCGGCAAATAGTCCAGATACCGCCACCATCTTTGTAGGACGTGAGGCTGTTACCCTCTTTCTCATTCAGAAACTGGTCGAGGATTACGGATGCAGGAGCACCAGCTAGTATCAGCCCCAGAACTGCGGTACTCAACTTTGCTCTGGATCCCATCACTCACCTTCCTTTTGTAATGCCTCAACGACCACGCTTGCAGCAGCAGGACGCTCGTGAAGGGGTTTATCACCAACGCCTTTCAGGTAGTCATTGACCATTTTTGTTCGCTTCTCATCCTCTCTACGCCTGCGGTTTGCATCTACCCGCCCGTTAATGTACGAGGCTAGCGAGATAAGCAGACCAGCAGCGCCAAAGAACATGAACACCAGATCCTGAGTGGTAAATCCAATGGCTGACGCCAGAGCTGCTACCCACGCGAAGAACTGCGTGAAGATGTTCCCTGAATCATTCATTTTCATGGTCTCTCACCTCGCTAAGTGCGGGTGCTGTTGCTAGAAATAAAAAAGGCTGCCAAACGGCAACCTTATGATGATCTAAACCTGCTTGAGCGCCCTTCTCATGAGGAGTGCAATAAATTAAATAATCCTTAAGAGAGCTATTTAACACATTAAAATAATTAACTATTCAAATAGTTATTTATTGTTATCATTTGGGTTAAGTTAAAGAAAATCTTCTTAGGGATATAAGACATACAAGCGGGCATGCACTGGCTTTATTAATGCGGAGAGGATTGATGTCGTTCTCCGCACTTTTTAGTGTTTACATCTGGCTACCAATGCCACTAGTCAAGACATTAGTGCCAGAAACGCATTGAGACATTCATCCACCTCTAATTATGCCCACCCCATTCAGAAGATTTGAGTGAATAAAAAAAGCCCGCTTTTGAAGGCGGGCTAATGAGTTGACTATTGGTAAGGTAGGTGCGAGTAGTACCTATGCTCAGTAGTGAAACTGTATCGGCTGATTCACGTTTGGTTCAGGAGAACCACCTAGCATTCAGTAACTTTCACAACTTAAAGCGTAGCAGCAGTTAGCAAATAGATAAAAAAAAGCCTGCATTTTGCGGCAGGCTCTCAAGGAATTTGAAACTGTATTGTTGTTGTCATGGTGCCGGGTGCCTCCCGGTGTCTTTACCCCAGTCAGCAAAGACGCGTGCATACCTGCAGATAGCAGTTGACTGGAACGCCCTTTCGCTTAGAAAGGATTCACCACAAAAATAATTTACGCGCTAATCATTCTGTAGGTCAATCGGTTATTTCTGGACAAAAAAAGCCCACTCAGCGAGCAGGCAACCAGACGTTAACAGCATGCACGCTGTTAGCAAAAGCACTGAGGACATAGTACTTCCTATCCATTCCACCGGATAATTAGAAGAGTAGCTCTAAAGGTATAAAGTGCAATAAATTCAGTGGAATATATTTTAGTGGCTTATTGGTGGAGCAAGGGGGCCCGCGAGAACCTCAGCTTCTCCGTTGTCGCAGATGTCGTCACCCTGTGTCAGATGCCAAATACCATTAAAAGTAAGTCCTGTCTCAAGGTCTTCAGTAACGCCATTGCTGTAGTAAGCAACCTGCAGTCTGCCGTTGTGTTGAATCCAGTAAAAGCCTTCTGTCATCATTCCCCCTCCTCTTTGATATAGAGATTATAAGAGGCAATGAATACTGATGATTTTAGTAATACTTAAATCGCTATTAAGCAAAAAGCCCCACGGGGTTAACCGCAGGGCTTTAAACGAAGGCAATAACCCATCGTTAGAGCAAAATTACCACAGATTCGGGAAAAGTAAATAGCTCACGATAAAATAATGCCCTACTTTGTTATCTGCTTGAGCTGCGCATCTGCCCAAGCCTCTTCGATATCAAACTTGGTGATGAGCTGGTCGTAGAATGGCTTAACAGACTTCTTCCAGGTATCGAGGCTGATTTCATCCGTTATCTGGCATACCGCGGCGTAAGCCTCAGTTGATGGGATTCGTTCATACCCCCGCCCGCTGCAACGCTTGCAATCGGCCATAACCGGAACACCCTGCTGTTCTGTAAGGGCCTGATTGACGGCTTTCCCGCGTCCATGGCAATCTTTACAGGCACAACTAACGACCCTCTTACCCTTACACTGAGGGCAGAGAACGCGTGCAACCTCCCTAACCTGCCTGTGCACCTCATAGTCGGAAGGACGAATATCTTCGACCCCCATTTGCAAAGACATCTTCACGAACCTCTTCTCTCTTGCCGGAGTGTGAGACTTCATGCTGAATACCTCAGCGTCAATGAACCCATTCCCATTGCAGTCATCGCACTGCTTCACGCTGGCGGCGCTGCGGGAATAGTCTTCGAACGCGAAGGTTGCCAGCTGGTGCATCACCAGTGGTTTAATCTCTGCATCAAGCTTCCGTAATGCCGCAACCCGGTCGCACTTGGTCAGCGCATACTGGGCCAGCAATTCGATCGCCCTCTCCCGGTCATTGTTGCTGATACCCATCTTCCCGAGAAAAGCGCTGTAACCCAAAGCTGCCCGTTCCTGCGTCATGCCCATGGCAGCCATGATATCCGTTCCGGTTAATGCATCTGACGCAGTAGCACGCGGAGAGTCGCTAATCATTGTCGATTTGGCGAAGTGATATTTGAGGGTATTTTCAAGATTCATGCGGTCTCCAGCTCGGTAATGGTGAGTTCTAATTTCCCGCCCTTAACGACAGGCATTTTCACAACGCGATAGTCGACAACCTGGCAGTCATCCAGCCAGAACCCCGCCTTGGTTAAAGTGTCAAATGCAGCTTTCTGCAGGTTATCCAGATCGCGGCGCCGGCGATCGGGCATGTAACATTCAATGCGTATTTTAAGTGGTGCGGCCGTGCGGATATTAAGCCGGGCGCTTCGAATGACGCTGGCGACTACATAGCGGTACGCAAGGCCATCAGCACTGATATGCGTTCTCCCGCGGTTGTGTCGGTAATATCGGTTATTGCTCGGCGGCCAGGGCAAAGTAATTAGATATGTCTTCACGCTCACCCCCACATCCTGTTTTTCCAGCGGCTATCCGGGCGCGCTGGAGTATTTGAGGTCGGAAGGTAAGCACTGACCGTCCAGGTTACGAAGTCCGGATTAAGGCCGCGATCAACACGCACGCCGCGCGCTTTGTAACGCTTAACCAGTTCGTCGGCCTGTTCGGTGCTGCAATCGGTGTGGTGGAACCAGGTCTTCTTCATTCCATCACCCCGCAAAGCCAAGCAGCTGAGCGGCGACATTTTCGGCCTCATCGCGACTGCGGAATGAACGAGACAGGACCCAGCGCCAGAGAACATCGAGCGCAGCTTTATAGAGTTGCTGAAACTCGAGTTCGTCCATGTTGGCAAACGAGATGCTACGAGGATGCTTTTTGAGTGTGCCGTCAGGCAGCTGAATGGCATCAAAGTGCCCTGCTTCGACGATCACCCAGGAGCGGTAAGCGTCAAAGGATTTGCACAGGCTAATGCCATTTGTGACCCGGCGGTATGCAACCTGCTCAAGATAATGCTCAGCAGCATCGATCAGCGCGCCCTCATTGCCGGCATACGAAGCCAGGAACTTGGCGTAGCCAGTAATCAGCTTCCTCTCGTTACTCGAGATAGCCCCGCCGGTTGGTTCCCAGTATTCAAAACCGAGATTGAGAAGCGCGAAAAAGCGCCGATGAAATGCCGGGTTTCGTACCCGCCTGAACTCGGCAACAAGAATATCGCCGAGCCGGGTTTTTGATTGCAGGATATCCCTGGTCTCGGGCGTAGCCGGGATCAGTATTCCTGAATGGTGTTTGATAAGTTGTAATTCTAGCGCCATGGTTCTCTCCGTGGCGCATCAGGTATAGGTTGTTCAGGCCTATGAAAGAATAATATCAGACGGTGGTGTAACTCGGTACCCCAGTCGTTTTGCAAATTGCATAAACCCGTTGAGAGTGAATATTTCTTCCTCTTCGAGCAACGGTCGTAATGAAACTATTCCATTTACTCGATAAACCAGATATCTGCCCTCAGCCGGGAAGCTATAGATAACTGCTTTATCGGCCCTTCTGACCACGTCGTACCATTGATCATCTGCATTAAAGGCATCTGCACTACACACTATTTCCCCCAGAGCGACTTATTGACGCGGTAAACAGTAATCGGGAACAGCCAGGGGAACGCAAACAGCGATACTCTTTGAAACTGCTCCAGTGAAATTCACGCGATTAATAAAACCACTCGTCGGCGCTTTCCCAGGTCTCCTGCACGATTTGCTCAACCTCTTTCTTGTCGCCCCCGAAAACACTCAGACCATCATTGCTGGCACGCTTGATCGTTAGCTGACAATTATCAAACTGCTTGCTAAGCCTTTTGAGCAGTTCTGACTCTAGTGCAGGTATAGCTCCATCAGGAAGTTTCTTCATGCGATCAATGGCTAACTCGATTTTCATTTTTCCCTCCGCAATGAACACCTGTATGCATATACAGTATATTTATAAACGTATCTTACGGATTTTGCAACGATTAAAGAGTGTTAGAAGGATGGAGCGCTTCCAAGCTTGCAGGTATTGGTTTTAAGAACGATTTGGGACAGATCTCAGATTTGGTGGTCTACACAATAGTTATGTTGAATAGATTTCAGAGGAGTTTAGTGCAGTTTCACTACTAAATTGTGGTTTCGATATGAGATTTATAAAATGAAAATTCGTAAAGGCTATTATGGAGCTTGCTGTTACTAAGCAACAAATTTGTCAGCAAGCTCTAAAACGACATGAAACATTACCAGTGCGTGATGTAATCCAACCGATTATCGAAATTTACTGAGATGCAGGCACTTTATCATCCTGACGGAAAGCCTCGATCCCGACTTTCTGACCATAAGAAAGTTCAAGTGTGTTACCATCAGGATCAGCGAAGAAGACATAATAACCTACCGGTTCGCCTGCCTGAACCGGTTCTTTTCGCAAGATGCCTTCCATTCTGGCCATCGCTACCTTATTGTCGATTTCTTCAATGCTTGAACAAGCTACTCCCAAGTGACCGAAATTACCTAGAGGGGTGTCAGTCACAGCATCAACCTGGACAAGGACAAGTGCAAAAGGGCGAGTTCGGTCACTTAACCACGCGACTTTACGTACCTCCGGAAGATCAGGCTCTCGCCTGTGTACGACTTCCATGCCAGCATAACGGCTATAGAAATCAATACTTTTTTCCAAATTTCTAACAACAAACGCAACGTGCGTAAAACCTACATCAATATCTTTCATTAGGCTAATCCTTTGACTATCTCCAGAGTCGCCATCTTAAAAACTCAAGTTAACTTGAGGTCAAGAGCTTTTCAATCTATGCTTTTGCTGGATTTCTTGCACGTATTGTTCAATGCCGTTCAGGGTTGCGGCGTATGCTAACTCCAGCTAAATGAAGATTTAGCCTGCTACGCAAAGAAAAAAGAACTCAGTTGAGATGCGGTAAACGGAGCAGGCTTAAATAGTTGGTCTCATTTTCGCTCACACATCCCCATACCCTCCTACCAGCTTTCATCCAATCATATTTGGCTTTTAAAGCTCAGCTGGTATCGAGCAGTCAGCGATACTTGCGCAGCAAACGTGCCGCGCATATACAGTGCTGGCTTACCTTTTATCAAACGTGCTCACGCCTGCATACCCTTCCCCCTTGCGATGTTAATTCTGTCAATGCATTCCCTTAATGCTTTGACTTGCTCAGGGGTAAGTTCAGATTCATCGATTGTGGCCAGAAGTGCGTTGAGGGAGCGCTCAATATCGTTTTTAGTCAACCGTAAACAGATAACCTTAACCCAACGTGGCGAGAACTTGCTGAGGCCGATTGCTCTTGTGATGCGTAGTTTCATGAGATGCCTCTTTATCGCCAATGGTGGCGATTTGTAACTCGGTTATAACACACGTGTAGAAGATAAATGTGATTATTTCTTCTTAGAAATTTTTAAGGATCGTTAGCCTAGGTAATCAGACTTTCAGTAAACATCTAAATTAGTTTTCCAGCATATCAGATAAGCGCCTCGTCATAACCCGAAGCGGCTAAATCAACTGAAATAATCTTTTACTGTCATACAAATGATGGGATGTCAGCTTTGTGCCAAAAGTGGACATGGCTGATATCATGTTGTACTAATCAACGGGGAGCAGGTCACTTAATCAGTTCAAAATAAAAAAGGACTCCAAAGAGTCCTCTGAATTTGGCATAACCTGTTTTAATTACCGTTAATGAACTGATCGAAGAGTTCAGCAAACTCATCATTGTCTTCGTTCTTGCCAGCCACATATTCTTCGAGAATTTTTCTACCAAATTTACGAACGTCCTGATCATGTCTGATATATCCAACTTGATCATTGTCAAAGTAGATGTTCATCAACTTAAGGATCTGGTTCTGGTTAAAATCTTTATACTTCGAAAGTTTCTCGATAACTCTATGAGTTGCATGGAAATTAGGAGATTCTTCGAGATCCTTGATCGTGAGTTCTACTTCGAGATCGGCAAGGTTTGTTGCTTGTGGGAAGTGATCTTTGATGAACTCAGACAAACGAGCGTACATGTGCGGCTCAGACTTTTTCTTTGTCTTCCACTCATGCTTCATGTACTCGTTCATATCACCTTCAATGAAGGGACTTTTGTAATCTGAGTCTTCGGTGATCAGGTAAAGATCCTCACCTTCTGGAATCTCTTTCAGCAAGCATTCCCAGTTAACAGCATCGCCATAAGATTTGTTTTTACCCGGTGGATTGCCGAGATCATAGCGCAGCATACCTTTCCTAATCGTTTCTTCATCTGCCTCAATTATTGTAGCTACTTCAAAAATCCTTTTAATAACAATATCGGCGGCTAAAGTTTCAGTCCTGAACTGTTCCTGAATATCACTAAAGATTTTGTTCTTAATTTTATTTGATTCAGTGACAGCCTTGTTGAACTCTTTGATATCATCATGCTGTCTGAAGATGTGAGGAAGACCGGGTTTGTAGTCCTTCTCAATATCTTTGATGTTGTCAGCTACAACTTTAGAGCGATTACGCCAGAACTCATTCTTTAGAAGCGCCGGAAGCCAAAGCTTAAGTTGTCCGTACTTGTGTAATGCAAAAACCTTGTCTAACTCGTCTAACTTATCCTTACCCATACGGTAGAAGTCTAAGAATAGATTGGTATCAATGAAGACGTTCATCAGATTTCCTTTCCATAAACATAAGAAAAATCACCTTATCAGACAATTCCTAACCTTGCATCAGATATCAGTAAGTTGTCACATAATGTTCACTAACCTGATCTGCCTCCTGTTGATTCGCACAGAATGTTGTCAGTAATGTCCGCTCCCCACTCATAGCAGACCAATTCATCGCACTGTCTTCTCACCAGACTTCATTCTGTCATATTTAGCTTTAAAAAGCTCCTCTGGTGTTGGCCCTTTTGGTGATGCTGGCGAGGCCATCGCCCGACGATCAGGCATTATAGTAATGTTAGTGTCAAATCAGGATGTACTAATCTGCGTGGAGTTTGTCATCAGCTAAGCAAAAGCACCTAACGGGGCTTAGCTAATGGCAGTGTAGCTTTAAACCTTTACGACATAGTAGTCTCTTGCTCCAGGCACTAGCCTATCAACCTTGATACCAACTTTACCATTTCTGACCTCTTCCTGATCAACTCGGTCTATTTGTAAGCTTTCAATAGATAACAGGTGCCAGTGATTTTCATTATCTTGAATAGCAATTTTGTCAGCTTTAGTGATAGCAAATGAATCGCCTTCGGGTATGACTAAAGAGTAGACTAATGCCCCTTTGTAGCAGTGATTGAACTCAAGCTTATGTAGGCTTTGTCTGAAGTTAATGAGTCCCTCTTGCCTAAAGGCATCACGAGCTGCTTCTTTACTGATAACATCGGCTTCTATCATGTAATAAATGTTAAAAAGCTCATAAGTAAATGTCATGCCACGTTGAGCCATCTCTGCATCTTCAATCTGGTTTTCGTTGAAAGGGATAACCTCTCTTTCTTTGGGCGCTTTGTATCTACGGTGATTGACTATGTAGACGGCTTTATATTTCTTTCCCGGATTAGCTTTCTTCCTACGTAAGGCAATCTTGGAGATTTGAGCACACTGAGCATCTGTTGAAGTGCCTCCAATCCCTTTCACCTCCAGTAAGAAGTGAACACCGTTATGCTCAAAGTTCAAATCTTCCTCAAACACTTCTCCAGCATCTACATCAACATCTTTATCTGGATCTACCACATTAGTGAAGCCGATATACTCAAGAAACCACTTAACCGCAGACACAAGGTCATCCCCAGTTTCTTTTAGCATAGCCCTGAGCTTTACATTTTCATCTTTGGAATGAACTCTTTCATATTCTTCTTTTAAAGACGACATGGTTTCTTCGTGTCTTTTAATCTCATTTTCAATATCTATTATTTTATTCCTTTCATCCAAAGAGATATATGAGAAATCGTTAATCCACTTAAAGCTTCCATGATTAGGAAATATTCCACCAAAGACATTAATATCAGGTAAGACATTATTAAAAAGATCTAATAGAAAACCTGCCTTGTCATGTATTTCTGGAAAGAAGAAAACAATCTTAGACCCCATCTTTCTTAAAAAAGAAACACATTCCCCAGCTTCATTAACCAGTAAAGGGAGATCTTCAGATTTTGCACCTCGATACACTTGGAAAACAAAATTGTAGTTCGATTGTGGAAGGTATTTTTCGAGACATTGTTTTATCTCTATTCCTTTTTCTCCTTCAGCCACCTTCATTCTGTTTCCAACTCTTCTTAAAAAAGAGAAATCATAATATTTTGGAAAACAATAAGTATCAGTTCGATACTGTTCACATTTTCCTGATTCATTCTGAAGTGTATAAACTTCGTCATTATTGCTTTCACAGAAAATAAATAGCAGTTGAAGTTTTTCAGTAGAGAAAATGTTAGTTAGAGCAGTATTCATATCCAGAGGAAACAGGTCAACAACGCTAGGCGTATGCCTATAAATTACTTTTAACGATGATTGACCTCTTATAAACATCCCTCTTAGACCTGTATCAATAACTACTATTTCTGCTTCATGTAAGTTTGAGGGAAGTTCAGAAGAATAGGGTATTTCTAAAGAACGATGGATGGCTGCTTGATATATGTTATATCCATTCATCCAGCAATGGCTTACATTGAATACTGGGCTAAGAGCCTTCTCGACGGATTTAGGCGTATTTAATAGATAAATCAGTGGCTTATCTTCAGGTAGCATCATGAACATCCATATTAGATTTTCATCAAATGTATCATTTTTCTTTGGAGATAACATCTGGCCTGCATTCCGTTTATTCACACAGAATGCTATTAGAAAGGTCTGCAAGTCGCTCATAGCAGACCTTTTCATCGCTAAGCCCTCCCTTCAGCCTTCATCCGGTCATATTTTGCTTTCAAAAGCTCAGCTGGTGTCGGCCCCTTCTGAACCACTGGAGGGGCTAACGCCCTACGAACAGGCGGGATCGGCTTCCCAGCCAGCACACGCTTTTCCCACATATCGAGAATATCGCTGGCTTCACGCTCGAGTTCTTTGTGACTAAGCTGGCCATCGGTTCCGCGGCGCCGCAGCTCAAGACAGATGTGATAATAAATCGGCTTTGGCCACGGATACTGCTCGCTACTTGGGTAACGGAAGACCAAATTGCGCCACTTCCAGTATTCGGCCATGACGTCAGCAGTGGTGATCCCCAGCACGCTGCGCCCTTCCCTGCACCACTTGATGAACTGGCCTGGCGAAGGCAGGAACGGACGCTCCTGTCTCCGAACTATTCGCATGCCAGCCTCAACCTGCTCCATACTGGTAATCCCGTTTTCTTTGAACGCCAGCACCCACTGCCGGCGGATCTCGTTCACATCCTCCTGGCTGCGATTAACCAGGCTTGCGGGGAACGCGGCCGCCAGCTGTACGAACAGCCCGTTGATAATCTGCGCCACCTGCTGCGATTTTTCGCGCTCGGTGTACTGCTCAGGCAGGTTGTGCGCCACGCGGCGAGCCTGTTCCCGGTCAAAATTGCGAATTCTCTCTGCGAGATTTTTCATTCCAGTACCCCGTCAATCCAGTCGGTGTTATGCAGGTCGATGCCACCCCGGGAAGATTTTGCCGCTCCGGTTGTGCGCAGCCGTTTGGTAGTGAGCTGATCCCACTGCTTTCTCAGACTTGAAGGGCTCAGGATGTTGTCTTTCCAGAACTCGTCCCGATTAGCCCACTGGAAAAGGTCACAGATTTCGTAGTGGGTACGCTTGTCCTGGACACGCATCAGCCTGATGGTATTTGCCCATTCAGCCCAGTTGGGTTCGGATAGCGATGCGTTAACGGTGAGAAGCCTGTCGTAAATCCAGCGAGCCGCCTTGAGGTCGTCAGCGGATCCCCATGATTTACCTGCCGGGGTGTATATCCCGCCGGCAGCATCTGGATGGCGCGAGAGAAACTTTTGAGTTTTCTGGTTTCGGGATTCGTCAGAATTCCGAGACGAGGATATTTTTATATTGTTCTTGTTATAGTCTTGGGTGTCTACCGTTTCCGGGAAGGTTTTTCCCGTTTTCGGTAACACTTTTCCCGATTTCGGGAAGACTTTTCCCGTTTTCGGTTTGTCTAAAATCCAGGCGGAAAGGTCAGTATTTATACCGACCGTTTTCATCACGCCCTGTTTCTGACTGAAGATAATTTTGCGTTCTGCGAGCGATTTGAGCGCATCCGAAACGTGGGAATCACTTAGCCCTGTAAGCTCAGCGATCACTGTGTTCGTAACGCGGTCCTGTTTCTTGTTCCAGCCGTAGGTAAGCCAGATCACCGCCTCAAAACACTGCCACTCCCGGCCTGACATTCTCAGGCGAGGCTTGAGCTGTTGGATCTCGTTAGCGACCTTGGTATACCCGTTCGACAGGTCGGCCATACGACCTCCCGGTTGTTCGGTTCTGTGGGGGAAATTGATAATTTCAGCTGTGTTTGACATACTTAGCTCCGCAATCACACTCCGTTTTTGCACCTGAAAGTCGGTTCTGTTCGCGCAGACCGGCTTTCGCCTTTTCTGAAGTCTTCACATTGCCCCCAACATGGTTGTGACCATCGCCAACAGTGGCGCCGTAAGGTCCGGATCGACTCTGAACATTTCGAAAATCCCCTCGCCTAACTCCTTCAGTTTTTCCTTCTTCGGTGCATCGAGCATCAGAGCTTGCTTCGCCTCACTCACCTCTTTCTCCAGCCTGGCCATCCGGTAGGCAAAGGAGTCGTTCTTTACGACACGGTCGCGGTATCGAAGCGGTAATACAGACATGATCGCTGGCACCAGCTGTTCCACATTCTTTCGGTAAGATGCGGAGTCTTCTTTGTTGTCCAACCATCGGAACAGCTTCACGTTCCAGACATCTGCCTGACCAGACACATCCACGCTATCAAGTTGGAGTTCTTCCGCCACTTCTTGGATTTGAAGCGCAACAGCTACGCGCCCTTCTGCCGCAGCCCAAGCTCGGACCGCTGAGCAAATATCGCGATGATTTATCTCCTTCACTGCCGATTCGCTTTGATGACACGGGAATATCATTGGATTAGAGGAAGCTCTGCTACTCTGTTGAAAGGAAACAGTTTGCATAGTTAAGGCTCCTGTTTAGGTAAACCGTCTGTTGGATTTGGGTAGAGAACCGGAGATCCCTGAAGGTGCGTTTACGACCACCGCAACTCTGCGCGAGTTCATCGACGAGTACAACGCCAGCCTGCCGGCGCTGCTAAGCGCTGACGAGATTAAAGCGTTACTTGAAGAACATAACACGTCCCTTCCCGCTCCAGTGCCGCTTGGCGCCAGCCTGGAAGAAACGGCTCAAAGCTATATGGCTCTCCCAGCTGAGTACCAGCGTATTGAAGAAGGCCAGAAGCAGACAGCAACGGCAATGAAGGCATGTATTAAAGAGTACAACGCCACCCTGCCCGTGCCGGTTAAAACCAGCGGCAGCCGTGATGCGTTACTTGAGCAATTAGCAATCATCAATCCTAATTTGGTCGCACAGGAAGCGCAGAAACCGACACCGCTGAAAGTGTCTGGCAGCAAAGCAGACATGATCCAGGCAGTTAAGTCGGTTAAGCCCGATGCCATATTCGCCGACGAACTGCTGGATGCCTGGCGCGACAACCCTGGCGAAAAAATTCTGGTTACCCGCCAGCAGCTGGCAACGGCACGGGCAATTCAGTCTGCGCTCCTGGCGCACCCGACCGCCGGCATGCTGCTGACACATCCAAGCCGCGCCGTTGAAGTGAGCTACTTCGGTTTTGACGACGAAACAGGTTTAGAAGTGCGTGTACGCCCTGACCTCGAGATTGAACTGGACGGCGTGCGCATCGGTGCTGACCTGAAAACCATCAGCATGTGGAATGTGAAGCAAGAAAGCCTACGCGCAAAGCTGCATCGGGAAATCATTGACCGGGACTACCACCTCAGTGCGGCTATGTATTGCGAGACCGCGGCGCTGGACCAGTTCTTCTGGATTTTCGTCAACAAAGACGAGAACTACCACTGGATAGCCATCATCGAGGCATCCGCAGACCTGCTGGAACTGGGCATGCTCGAGTACCGCAAAATGATGCGCGCCATCGCAACCGGCTTCGACACCGGAGAATGGCCGGCCCCGATCATCGATGATTACACCGACGAACTGAACGACTTTGACATGCGCCGCCTTGAAGCGCTGCGCACTCAGGCTTAAGGGGGATCTATGAATAACACTAACGTTACCGTTGCTGACCAGAACACCGTTATTAACTCCAACGTGGCTCTGTTCGATTCCCAGTATCTGAACGCCATCAGCACTTTTGCGCAGATCATGGCGCAGGGCACTGCCACCGTTCCTAAACACCTGCAGGGCAACCAGGCCGATTGCATGGCAGTTGCGATGCAAGCGGCACAGTGGCAGATGAATCCCTTTGCCGTAGCGCAGAAGACGCACCTGATTAACGGAGTGCTCGGGTATGAAGCGCAGCTGGTTAATGCCGTCATTTCACGCAGCGGGGTACTGGCCAGCCGATTTGATTATGAATGGTACGGACCATGGGAAAAGGTTGTTGGAAAATTCAGTATCCGTAAAGGCGATAAAGGTGAGTATCGCATCCCGGGCTGGACCCTGGCTGACGAAGCCGGGATCGGCATCATTATCCGCGCAACGCTTAAAGGTGAAGATCAGCCGAGAGAACTCGATTTGCTGCTGGCTCAGGCCCGTACCCGAAATTCTACTCTCTGGGCTGACGACCCACGCCAGCAACTGGCGTACCTGGCCGTCAAACGCTGGGCGAGACTGTTCTGCCCGGATGTGATTCTGGGTGTATATACCCCGGATGAACTCGATGATCGCCGTGAAGAACGAGAGGTAAATCCGGCACCGGCGCAGCACGTAAGCCTTGCAGGTATTTCAGGTGAGAACGTCACCCCGACTCAAACAGCTCAGGAATCAGCTCAAAATATCGATGCACTTGCTGATGATTTCCGCGACCGCATCGAGGCGGCCCAGGATGTCGATAGTGCAAAAGCTCTACGCGCAGATATCGAAACCGTCAAAGCAACGCTAGGTTCCGCCCTGTTTACCGAGCTTAAGAACAAAGCAGTGAAGCGCTACTACCTGGTTGATGCTCGCAATAAGGTGGAAGCGGCGATCAACTCCCTACCATCTCCGGATGAACCCGACGCGGCAGAACGCTTTGGCGAAGCTGAACGCGTGCTGGCATCTTCAAAGCGTCACCTGGGCGATGAACTGCATGAGCAGTTCAGCATCACCCTGGCGGATATGAAACCGGAATACGTGAACTAACGAGATTGGGAGGGGAAACCCTCCCTCAAGGAGAAGAAATGCGACTGATTAATCGCAGTAAGCAATCCCCTTTGGCTCGCCAGGCATGTGATGCCGCTCTCGCGAAGCACGTCGAAACTTACGGTGAATTCGCCAGACAGAAAACCAAGACCACATACACCGTAGTGGTTGATGGAATAAAGGTAACAGTGGAAGTCGTTAACCGCCGGGCCAGCTACGTTGCGACAGCCATGAATGGTGCCCGCAGGCTGCGCAATCTGCCGGGACAATGCTACTAAGAGGTGCAATATGAATGAAACAACTTATACGAATGTTGATATCTTGATCACCAGTGAAGTTTTATCAAGATACAAAATTTCGCGGAGCACGCTGTACTTTTGGAGCACCCCTTCCAGAATGCCGGCATATTTTTCACAACCATTTCCGAAGCCGAAGATAAATGGAAGCCCGAAGCGCTGGAGACTTTCAGACCTCCTGGAGTGGGAAGAAAAAGTGGGCATCAAACCAGAGGATGACCAACCAGTTTCTCCACATGGTTCTGCCATACCGCAAGCCAATGGCGCTGATCATCAATGTAATCATGCAGGTTATACCTCGCCATGA